GTCCATGTTGCGTCGGAAGCGACCCATCTCGGACTTAGGGTGGTTGAGTGTCACATCTGCGCCAACCATATCGTTGGTGAGGCGTTGTGCGAGAGCAGGGCGGATGCCCCATGAGTTCTTATTGACTCCATCAGTAAATGCAATACCGGTGATACGCATAACACTCTTGCCAGTGCTTGCTTCAATGCGGGTTTCAATACTGTCGATTTCGATTTCACAGGTGACTGCAACACGAATGCACTCCCCGTTGACCATCTCTTGGCCAATAGGACATTCGTCGTCACACTCCGATGCTTTCATTTTCTTTTCATCGTCGTCGTATGAGGCTTCTTCCTTGAAAGAGTGACCTTCGTGTGCGGCCATACATTCCTCTTTGGAATAACCAGCCTTTTGACAACGAGTCATGTACTCATCGTGGGTTTCACCGGACGATGGTTTAGGTTCAGCCGCTTCGACTGAGTGACCTGTGCAACCACAGCCACAGTCTGCTTCCACTTCGCCGCAACCCATACTACTCTCGACGGACTCTTCCGACTTATCAGCATTGGCTTCGACTTTGTTTGTGGACCATTGGCGACATGACCAGTAGCCGGGAGTTGTTTTATCTTTCTTGTTAGCACAGTCGTGACGGTCACGGAATGCCTTTCGACGCTTAGGGTCGTCACGCTTGATTTCCATATTAGGGTCGCCAAAGCGCACGATGATAACTCGACCTGCTCCGTTCTGTACATACACGGCGAACTTTTTCTTTCCACCTTGTGTGCGGAATGGTTTGTTTAGAGTGACCTTTTTGCCTTGATACTCGGCGGCGGCAAAAGGCTCACCCCAGTCTTCATACTCTTCTTCGGCTCTTGGGTGGGACTTGGGCAGAAGGTCATTGTCTTGCTTGTACTTCGGGTTGCTGGGTCGTCCGTTTCGCAAAAGATATAGGAATGCTTTGACTCGAGCAAGACCCCAGCCGTTTCTTGACATGTTAGGAGCGTGACTCCGGCTGAAAGCACCAGTACCCCTACGAAAGACTGACTTTAGCATACCCATAGAGGCTTTGCTACCTTTGTCCTTCTTGTTGTGTTCTGTCATTAACTTACGAATGCTGGCCTCAGTCGATTCACTCATCTTGATTGAATCGTTGGGCTTGCTTGCCGAATCCTTCTTGTTTTTCTTAGAACCCTTGCGGCGTTCGCTTGGTTTAGCGGGCGTCTTGCGCTCATCATCTTTACCCGGCTTCCCATATTGTAGTGCTTCCACTACTTCTGTTTCTTCTGTCATAATATCACTTCTTGTCTTTGCTCATAGGAACTACTTTGTTCTTTATGGTGATTCCCACTTCATGCTTCTCAACATCGTGAGCATGTACTTGGTGTTCTTTTTCCAAATCCATAGCATGTATGTGTTGGTCTTGTGAACGCTCTCGGTCGTGCTTGAGTTCAACAGCAATGTTGTCGATTTCGACAGTCTGCTCGGACTCCCACATACGAAGCACTGTGTTTAGTGCAGGGGCGGCAACGCCACCAATGATAGCAATAAGAGCAATGAAGCCGTCAAGGTTTTCGAGAACCACATCGGGCTTCCAAATACCCATTGCGACAACTGCGCCAGCGGCGGCAAGCCACAAATAAATTGCTGGTAGCACAGTGCGCTGTACCATTCGGTCATTAAACGACTTTCCTTTGGTATCTCTCATTTCATTCACTCTCTTCGGGGGGCTTGTTTTCGTTGTCACGGGGCAACTCTCCTGTACTACTTGGTGACTTTGATTTGACATATCGTTGTTTGCCCAAGTTGCCCTTCTCGGGACCGAGGCCAATATCCAGTCTTGCCTCGTTTAGAGTTGTTATTCCAGCCTCGTAAGCCATAGTAGTTCTGCGGGTTTGCTCGAATGGGGATTCTTCATCGAGTGGTTGGAATACAACTTTCGGTAGGTCTGCGTTGGTGTGTGCAATACCGAGTAGTTCCAAGTGCTTTGAGAACAGACCCTGCATAGATTGTGCAAGGATTGATTGTAGGCGGCGAATTGCTTGAACTGACCACTGGCTTGCATTGTAGGTAGCGGCAAAGGTCGAACCTCGCTCTTGTCCCATGCTGACTCGTGGTACATGCAGTACCGATGAGATGTCAGCGTTGACTGAATCCATGAACCCGGAGTTATCGGGCACTGTATTCTTGAGGTCCACGAACTCCATCTTAACATAGTGGGGGAGGATAGGTACTTGGTCCGAGCGTAGTCCGTCCAATAGAGTCCCCACATTGTTAATGACATACTGGAGTCGTTCTGCGGCTTCGTCCGGGTCGCTGATATTCTCAACTGCCTCGGGACCAATGGTGATGTATTGCTTGGTCAACGAGTCTTCGAGAGCGATGCGGTTGTTCATGCTGTTGTACTTAGCACGAATTGCTTGCTTGAGAGCAGTGAATCGGGATGCGCCCCATACACCATAGGTCCACCGACCCAATCGGTCACGGAACCAGTTCGACCGGTAGTCGATACGGATGTGTAGGATTTCATCTGCTGGGTATTCTTGTGGGTCACGGACCTGTTCACGGAGGATGTAGCGGGTTGCTACCAAGATAGCGTTCTCCTTGTCGGTTTGTGTCGAGGCATTGCGGTCGTCAATAGCAGTCACTTGTGAGATTGGTAGCGATTGTAGGTCAGTGATGCCTGTTCCAGTCTTACCTACCATCTTTGAGATGTCGTTGCCGTACACCATAAGGTTCCGCATACCGTTAATGAGTAGGTCGTCGAAGTCGAGGACTTCTTGTGTGAGTGTCATAATGGCATTTCGGATGGCTGTGTTCTTACCACCGAGGATTTCGTACTTGTTTGCAGTTAGACTGATGGTTCGTACTGCCCCGTTGAGTTCCGGGTCGTAGTTCAACATGTCGTCATACAGGTCAAATTCATTTGTATGGTCGAATGTCCCACGAAGTTGTTCTGTTTGTTTCACTATTTCGTCAATCCCAGATGCCATAACGGTAAATGGGTTGTCTGCTCGGCGGCTTGCTGTGCTTGTAATAGGGACAAGTCGATGCCCTTCTTCTTCAGCGACGACCGTTGTGGTCGAAAATGGGTTCCACCATGCCATGTTCTCAGCACATGTGGTATGCTACTTGAACATCACGACGATTTTTAACTAAATCCGACATATTTGCCGTGAGTATTGCGTACTTTTGACGCTTTTGTTGGTTTTTTATTTTTTGACCAACCACCCATGCTACTTTTTCCAGTAGCCATAGGCATATAATCCATGCGTTTTGCTTTGAACTGGTCGATTGCGTGAGCGAATGCCATGACCGTATCGTTGTGCTTGCCAACATCAATAATGTTCCCGTCTTTCCATACATGGTTCTCCAGTTCGTCGAGAATGATTGCCACTTTCTTGCGTATTTCGTCGGAACCATACGGGAAAATGATAAGTTCTCGCTCAAACCATACCCTAAAGCGGTTAAGTAGCCCCTGTTTCAGTCCCTTATTTGAGGCTTTCGACGGACGATAGTCGAGAACTGCACCCTTTTGTTCAATGACTGTTTCATACAGTCGCTGGAAACCTACATCTTCTGCGGCAACTGGTGCTTTGAACTGATGGGCCCACTCAATAATGACATCGGCTTGCTTGTCCGGCGGAAAATCATTTCGTCGCCACATATCAACAAAGTGGATATATCCTTGAGCATCTTGACGCAAGCATATTAAAACGGAGTAGTCTTTACCAATACCATGAGCAGGGTCGAAGCCGAGAATGAACCGGGAACCATCATCGAGATGAGCATTGAAACCACCGAGGGAACTTATGTCTATGTTTTTTCGGATGAGGTTCCTGTTGAAGACTTGGGCATCATCATCCACGACCTTGCACAGATACTCTTGAGCGAAGGCGAGGTCGTCGTCCATGCTGATTTTTTGTTCCAAAAGAAAGTCGGTAGGTCGGAACTCGGGCCACAGTGGGAGTAGTTGTATTTCGGGGTTGGCTCTATGCTCATCCCAATTGGGGAATGCTGACCACACACCGGACTTCCATACTTCCTTAGCCTTCTCGGACAGCATCTCGGTTTGGTATAGGTCAGTGTGGGACATAGGCGTACCTACACAGAACAGTGATGTGCCGGGGTCAAGCATAGGTGTAATGACCTTCTTGAACCATTCTCGCACGGAGTCCATTGTCATGTCCCCCATCTCAGCCAGTACATCGTCAAGTGCTACGACAGCAGGGTGTTCACCACGGATAGCGGAACCTACACCTGTGGCTTGAATCCACGCACCGTTTGTGAAGGAGATTCTTTGCTTGTTAGAGCGGCGCTCATCGAGGTACTTTCGTAGTTCAGGGTGTCA